AAATACTGCTGTATTTTTTCCTTGTAATATATTCCATTATGGACAAGAGCCCACCAGACATTTTGAGGGGCTTAGAATGACAGTTGCATACAAATTAGAGGAGACTTTTTTATGAGTGATTTTTTAGATGATTTGATAAACGTTAGCGGTAATGAATATGCGTCTAAGGTTTCAGACGGAATGTTAGGGAAAGTAAATGACTACATCGACACTGGTTCTTATATTCTTAATGCTCTTTTGTCTGGGAGTATTTACAGGGGTTTACCCTCCAACAAGATCACTGCTTTCGCGGGTGAATCGGCAACTGGAAAAACATTTTTCATTCTTGGAATTGTCAAACAATTTCTTATTGATAATCCTACTGGTGGTGTTTTGTATTTTGAGTCTGAATCTGCTCTTACTCCTGAGATGATTGAGGAAAGAAAAATTGACAGTACAAGATTTATTCAGTTACCAGTTGCTACAATACAAGATTTTGCTCAACAAGCATCCAGAGTGGTAGATAAACATATAGAAAATAGTGAGGCTCCACTTTTACTTTGTCTTGATAGTCTTGGTATGTTATCTACAGCAAAAGAAGTTGAAGATATTACCACTGGTGCGAACAAGGTGGATATGACTAAGGCACGAATCGTGAAAGGTACTTTTCGTGTTTTAACTCTTAAACTTGCTAAGGCTGGCATTCCTCTACTTGTTACAAATCATACATACAAACAAGTTGGAGCTATGTTTCCTCAAGACATTATGGGTGGCGGTTCTGGTTTACAGTATGCAGCATCTTCTATTGTATTTCTTTCTAAAAGGAAAGAAAAGGTAGGAACTGATGTTGTAGGAAATGTAATTCATTGTAAAAACTTTAAGTCTAGACTTGCAAAAGAAAACAAGAAAGTTGATGTTCTTCTTACTTATGATCAAGGATTGAATCGACATTATGGACTACTTGACTTAGCTGAAAAATATGATATAATTAAGAAAGTATCTACACGATATGAGTTACCAGACGGTGCTAAAATCTTTGGTAAACAGATTATGGAAGATCCAGAAAAATATTTTACAGATGATATAATGGAAAAATTGGAGATAGCCGCCCAAAAAGAATTTCAATATGGAATAAATGAAAATGCCGGATCTGGGACCACGAACGAAGAATAAAGTCGGATTAAGGGATGATTGGTATATTCCAGTTTCTAACCCAGTAGATCCAAACGATCATGGACTTTGTGTTCAGATTACGCAAGGACCATTTAGTCATGTTGTAATCAAGTACAACAATTTTAAAATGGTCGATAAAGAAAATTCTGATGGATCTCTCGATTGTAATTATAGTTATGATATAGTATTAGCACCCGCAGATATAGGCGAAAGAGAAATTTCAGATTTGGAAGGAGAAAAATTTGAAAGATTACTTGGTGAAATTATTTTGGAAATCCTGCAAGAGCAAATAAACGAGAATGAGATTAGAGACAACAATACTGAAAAATCTGATATATAATGAAGAATATACGCGAAAAGTATTACCCTTTTTGAGTGTTAATTATTTTCAAGAAAGAGAAGATAAAATTCTTTATGAAAAAATTGATGAATATATAAACAAGTACAATGCTCTTCCTACTCAAGAAGCATTAGCGATTGAATTAGATAAATCTCCTCTTAAAGATGAAGAATTTCAAAATTCTTTAAAATTACTAGAAAGTATTACTACAAATGAAAATGATGAAGCAAATATCTCATGGTTATTGGATAGTACTGAAAAATTTTGCCAGGACAGGGCAATCTATAATGCAGTCGTTGAGTCAATTTCTATTTTGGATGAAAAGGGTAGGAATACGCGTGATAAAGGTTCAATTCCTGATATTCTTTCTGATGCTCTTTCTGTCAGTTTTGATCCTCATGTCGGGCATGATTATTTCTTGGATGCTGATGAACGGTATAAGTTCTATCATAGAATCGAAGAGAAAATCCCGTGGGACCTCGAATTCTTCAATAGAATTACCAAAGGAGGATTATCAAATAAAACCTTAAATATTGCACTTGCTGGTACTGGTGTAGGTAAATCTCTTTTCATGTGTCATGTGGCGGCTTCCTGTCTATCTCAAAATTATAATGTTTTGTATATTACTTTGGAGATGGCAGAAGAAAGGATTGCTGAAAGAGTTGATGCAAATCTTCTTAATATTTCTATTGATGATTTACAAAAAATACCAAAAGATTTGTATGATAAGAAAATAGATAAATTAAAGCAAACTATTAAGGGGAAATTAATAGTCAAAGAATATCCTACTGCTGCAGCAAACGTAAATCATTTTAGGGCATTATTGAATGAATTGAATCTTAAAAAATCTTTTGTTCCACATATTATACTTATAGATTATATTAATATATGTACTTCTTCACGAATTAAACCAGGATCAAATGTTAATTCTTACACATATATTAAGTCTATTGCTGAAGAACTTCGCGGATTAGCTGTAGAAAATGCGGTTCCTATCTTGTCAGCAACTCAAACAACCAGATCAGGATTCACAAATACTGATATAGGACTTGAAGATACAAGCGAATCTTTTGGATTACCTGCGACGGCAGATTTTATGTTTGCGATTATTTCAACAGAGCAAATGGAAGAATTAAATCAAATAATGATAAAACAATTGAAAAACAGATATAGTGATCCCACATCAAATAGAAAATTTGTAATTGGTATTGATAGGTCGAAAATGAGATTATATGATGTAGAACAAGTTGCACAAAATGAGTTGGTCGATACTGGTCAAGATGATGAACCGGCTTTTGATAAAGCCACCGGTGGAAAATATAAAAATTTAAAATTTGAAGGATTTGAAGTATGAATAGAGCAGAGCGCCGAAGAAAAGACCGACAAGATAAAAAGGTTATCAAACAAGAGGGGGATACTCAATCATTCCAGATGGAAATGGAATTGATGCAGCCGTGGTCTAATTTTGTTATGAAGACTAAATTGCCTCCTCTAATTTTTGATGCTATGATTAAAATAACTGATGAAATTCTGGATGATCAGAATAGAAAAAATTGGGGCGACAATCTTGCTGGTCAAATTGCAGATGAGCCCTTGATTCCACATAGTATACTTCAACGAGAAGGAATTTATAGTTTCTTTTTGGAAACTGTCGGCGAATATGTAAGAAGTGCCATTAAGCAACAAGCAACTTCTTTGGATTATTATAAAGTTGAAAAGGTTGAATGGATGACAAAAATGATGAGTATGTGGATTATATCACAAAAAGACAATGAATATAATCCTGCACATATTCATACTGATTGTGCTATTTCTACTGTAATGTATCTTAAAGTTCCTGATTTCTTACCATCTACAAAACCACAAAGAGATGATGACGGTTGTATTGTTTTTATTGGTAGCGCTGCACCGGAAAATAGATTTACCAGACAACAATTGAAAGTAAAACCCGTCCCAGGTGATTTTTTTATGTTTCCTGCTCATCAAATTCATGCTGTTTATCCATTCCGCACTAAAGACGGAAAGGGAGAAAGAAGAAGTGTTTCTTTTAATGCAGATTTTATGTCAAAGCAGGCATATGAAGATGAAAATCATCCAGAAAATAGAATGTCAAATGCACATGCTAAAGGAATGAAACAATCAAATGACCCAGCCCTATGAAGATAGCGATGGTACAGCTACCGTTGTAAAAAAGCGTAGAACAAAAGAACCACAAAAGCCAATGAGAGTCAGAGTGATATTTCACAATGATGATTTCACGTCAAAGGAATTTGTTGTCTGGGCATTAATGACATTTTTTCATAAAAATGAAATTGATGCAATCTCTATCATGTCAGAAGTTCATACTAAAGGGAAAGCTGCAGCAGGAGTATACGACTATCAAATCGCCGAAACAAAAATTCATGAGACTCGAGCTGCGGCACAAGAACAAGAATATCCATTAAAACTTACAGGTGAACAAGTTGGATAATATAGTAGATCTTGATGAATTTAGAAAAAAAAGAAAAGAAGAAAACAAACCAAAACCCCACCACCTAAAGGCATTTGAGCCTGATCAATATTACGTTCATCCTGAACTAGGATTGTTGATCCATGTCTTGTTTGTTACAGACAAGTCCTACCACTATAAAAATGAACCCGTCTACGTTATGGAAGACCAATATGGCAATTTCTTTGCCGATGTGG